CAACATTGGAGAGAGACACAATTGATGGTGTGCGTTATTATCAAGTCCCTGGAGAAACTGACTTAATTAAGTTGGTCTCAATTACTTCTGTCATTAGTCATTTCAATAAAGACTTTTTTGCTTCTTGGAGAAAAAAGGTTGGTGACGCAGAGGCAGATCGAATCACACGTAAAGCTACATCAAGAGGAACTGATACTCATACTTTGATTGAACAGTATCTTCGCAATATGGATCTCAACTCAGATGTTCTTCCAATTTCTGAGATGTTATTTCAAGTTTCAGTTCCCGAATTAAAACGCATAAATAATATCTATGCACTAGAAGGTTCTCTCTACAGCAAATATTTGGGAATTGCTGGAACTGTAGATTGTATCGCAGAACATGATGGAGAGCTTTCTATTATTGACTTTAAGACCTCCAAAAAACCAAAACCAAAGGAGTGGATCGAACATTACTTCGTACAGTGTTGTGCATATGCGTGTATGCTTCATGAATTGACTGGATTGTCAGTTAAAAAATTCGTGATTATTATGACTTGCGAAACAGGAGAATGTGTAGTATATGAAGAAAGAGACAAGGAAAAATATCTTCGTTTGTTGACTCAATATATCAAAAAATTTGTTACAGATAAATTGTCAAGCATTGACAAATAATAAGTTATGTATTATGATGATCAAAAGTTTTATTATAAATGTACGTCACGGTTTTAGGTCAAATGCAGAATGAGCTCGAAAAAGTATTCGAAGACAAGTTTTTCTGCCCAGCAAAATTTGCTCAAGAAATTGAGAGTTTAGTGCATAGCGATTTAAGCATGAACTACATTGATGCTATCGTTTATTTTTGCGAAAAGAATAGTATTGATTTGGAAAGTGTTCCTAAGTTGATTTCAAAACCACTTAAGGAAAAGATTAAGTATGAGGCAATGCAATTAAACTTTTTGAAGCGTAGTTCGAGAGCTAGATTGGTGTTCTAATGCAAATTATCCATCAATTAAAAGAACCATTTCCACATTTAATCGTGGAAAATATGTATGATGAAAAAGAACTTGAATTAATTTGGGAAGAACTATATTTTCTTACTAAACCAAACAAGTTACTAACGCCAGATAAGTTTGGTGCGGCACATGATAAAGATGGTAATTATGTTACCAAATCACATGCAATAGAATTAGATTTTGTATATACTAATCGCAATATTTCAAATATTATCAATTTAAATAGAAAATTGTTCGATGGTAAATATTTGAAATTGTTTTCTAAGTTAGCGCCGCAATGCAAATCAGCTACAAACTCAAATTATGATTTTACGAAAGTAAGGTATTACCATGATGGGGATTACTATGATCCACATTACGATATACCATTCAATTTCGTGGCTTGCACCTATTTTCACCATACTCCTAAAAAATTTGCTGGTGGAGAAATATTTTTTCCAGAGTACGATTACGAGTATTCGTGTGAAAATAATTCAATGATACTATTCCCATCTTATATTGATCATGGCGTAAAAAAAATATCAATAGACAATCATGACTATTATTCGTGTAAAGGTAGATATTGTATGACACAATTTTTTGGCAATACTCATTGTGCTAACGAAAATTAGCTTTTAATTCCATTTTTGGGCGCAAAAAACCCCGGCAAAAATTTTCGCGTATTACTTTTTTAGAATGATGCCCTTTGATACCTATAAAACATATATTGCGCTAAAAAATCACTTTACGCAACCTAATTATGATTACCAAAAGTATTGCGGTAAAATTAAAGCGAGTGTTCAGTCTTTTTACAAACGAAAAGACCGATTCTGGTTCGAAAAACTGTCCCGTAATAAAACTGACAAAGAAATTGAGGACTTTTTTATCAGCAATTTTGTTATGGCCTCTGATCCTGCTAATTTGTGGGTCGGAAGCATTATTCGTGAAGGTGACAGAAATTATACAGACTGGCAAAGAAAGATTCAATCGCTAAGTTATATTTTTAAGGAAGAATCAGATAAACTTTTCTCTGAGAATAAATTTGAGGATGTTTTTGACTGCAAAAGCGGACACCCTCCAGTTTTGAAAAGTTTCCTGAGCGGGAAAATTAGCCTTGAAACTTTGGTAATTTATGATAGAATTTTCCTGTTCGGGAAATCTTTTGATAAGAAGTTAAAAGACCCGATTTGGGAGATTGTCAGTTTGAAAATGAAAAAGTATTCTCCTTTTCTAAATATCGATGTATTCCGTTATAGAAAAATCTTGAAAGAAATCGTGGTAGGTGCTCAATGAGTTTTTTTGATTCCGAAGTCGTCCGTTCTGAGATGACAGAAATTTCCGAGATGCAAGAAGAAATATACCATAACGTATTTCGCTTCTTTAAAATGTCTCGGGAAGATAAGATCAAACATGTTGACTTGCTTCAGAAATTACTGAACAAGCAGCAGGTTCTTTATACTCGTTTGAGTCTTTCTGATGATCCTGAAGCTAAAGCAATGAAGCAAAAGATCTCAGAATCTGCAACGATGATGGGTCTTGACGAAAATGTGGATATGAACGTCATTTTTGGTAATATGTCCAAACTGATCGACGTGATGCGCGAGCAGATTGACAAAAACGACCTGAAGGACTAGAATAACGGGGTACACAAAGGCCAAATCCAATTTACACGAGGTACACATGTCTTTTGCTAATCTTAAAAAGCAATCTAAACTTGGTTCTCTCACCGAAAAACTGGTGAAAGAAGTTGAGAAAATGAGCACTGGTTCTGGTGGTGCAGATGAACGTTTCTGGAAACCAGAGATGGATAAAACCGGTGTTGGTTCTGCAGTGATTCGTTTCCTGCCTGCCCCTGAGGGTGAAGATCTTCCTTGGGTGAAGATGTATTCTCACGCATTCCAAGGCCCTGGCGGTTGGTACATTGAGAACTCTCTGACTACTCTGGGTCAGAAAGATCCTGTGTCGGAATACAATCGTGAACTGTGGAACAGCGGTAGCGAGAACGATAAAGAAACTGTGCGTAAGCAGAAGCGCAAACTGAACTACTATAGCAATATCTACGTTGTGAAGGATCCTGCTAATCCTCAGAACGAAGGTAAAGTGTTCCTGTTCAAGTTCGGTAAGAAGATCTTCGACAAGATTCTGAATGCTATGCAACCAGAATTCGAAGATGAAGAGCCTATCAATCCCTTTGATTTCTGGGGTGGTGCTAACTTCCGTCTGAAGATTCGTAAGGTTGAAGGTTATTGGAACTATGATAAGTCTGAGTTTGACTCTGCTGCTCCTTTGATGGATGACGACGATGCTCTGGAAACTCTTTGGAAGAAAGAGTATTCTCTGTCAGCAATCGTTGCTCCCGATCAGTTCAAGTCCTATGAGGATCTTGAGAAGCGTCTGAAGTATGTGCTGGGTCAAAAGAATCCTGCTCGTGCTGTCGTTGAGCAAGAAGACGAGTATGAATCCTATGTTCAAACTCCTTCGAAAGAAGATAAAGTGATGGAAGAACTGGAAGCATCCTATCAGAAGAGTAAGTCTGCTCCTTCCCTTCCCAATCTTTCACCTGTGGAAGATGAAGATGAAGATGATGCGATGAAGTATTTCCAGAAACTGGTTGACGAGTGATTATTCAAATAATCTGATATTATCGCCTCTTTTCAAGGTGGAGTTCACGTATTGAGCTCCACCTTTTTTATACTCCATAATATTATCCAAGTCATTAAACAGAACATTCAGATATCTTGCCTTTAGAACATAGATATTTCTCTTATCTTCTTGAATTTGATTCTCATAATCGTAATTCGTCACAACATGCCCAATATTTGATTTTGTAACTTCTTGTCCGAGTAAATAATCATAATAAGTGATCGAATACCCAGCATCAACTTGTGTTCCTTTTGGTACAATTACAATACCGTTAGTATTCAAAATTTCTTCAGTTTCGTAGTGGTGAATACCACTGTACAAGGTATCATAATCTCCATACTTTTCCAAAAGATATTTGTCAAAGGTAAACTGAGTCATTGGCCACTCAGTTTGGATGTTCAAAATATTATTTGATAAAAGAACCACCCAATCTAATGTAGATTCGTTATAAAATTTATATGCAACACTATCTGGTCTTTCGTCACCTACAACTTGGTACTTAGTAAAGAATGAAAGATCGCCAAAAATATCTTCACGAATCTTTCCACGCTTAAAAAGATTTTTTACGTTATCATAGTTTGAAATGTAATGTTCATCTTTATTACGACTTACATATTCAAAATTAGGAACTTGACGGAAGTATGGTTTTGACATTTTAGTAACCTATTGTAGTTTTAGCTGCTTCATCATAATCTTCATTAAAGATTGGTTCAAGTTCATTAAATTGCAGAGTCAAACCATACTGTGTCATAGTAGATTCTTTATCATAAAAAACTGAGTAAGAACCATCGGGAGTATAATCAACAGAACATTGCGT